GGCCGCATCATCGCCGGCCACGGGCGCACACTCGCCGCGCATCAACTCGGCATCGCCGACGTGCCCGTGATCGTCGCCCGCGATTGGAGCGAGGCGCAGAAGCGCGCTTACACGATCGCGGACAATCAATCCGCGCTCAGCTCCGCGTGGAACAAGGAATTGCTTCACGTGGAACTCGCCGACTTGGCGCAGGACGGGTTCGACCTGAGCACCATCGGGTTCGACGCCGCCGACGCCGAGAAGCACGACGCCACCGGCATCGATACGCTGCCCAAGGCGCTACAGCTCGCCCCCGCTCGCGAATACGCGCTGATCGTCTGCAACGACGCGGACGAATGGGAACGCCTCAAGGTCGCGCTATCGCTGACGCCCGTCCGCCGGGGTGGCTACAAGAAGGGATCCATGTTCGACGACGTGGGGACGCAACGCGTGGTGCCCGCCGCTGACCTCCTGGCGCTGATCGAAAGGTGACCGATGTCTGACCCGACGCATGAACCGATTATGCAGTTCTTCGAGTTCGGCCATCTCCCCAACGATTTGCAACTGGTGTCCTCGCGCTTCCAACGCCTCGCGCTGGAACTGATGGCGACACTACCGCGCAACGCCGAACGGTCGACCGCGCTCCGCAAGTTGCTGGAAGCCAAGGACGCCGCTGTGCGGGCCAGCATCGCCAAGGGATGACCCGTCGCATGTGCTGGGCCATCTGGGGCGCTGTGTTTACCTCGACCGTCATCGTCGCCGCGCTGGATCACCTGCTTTGACCCGTCGCCCGCGCGTCGCTCCACCGCCGATGGTGATCGCGATACCGTCCAAGGGCAGGGCTGGGAAGGTGCACACACTGGACGTTCTGCCGTCCGCCACCCTTTACGTCCCTGCGCTCGAGGTCGCCGCCTACGCTAACGCAGGGACGCGCAGCGTGGTGCCTGTGCCGGACACCGTTCGCGGCATCACCGCAACCCGCAACTGGATACTCCGCCACGCCGACTCGCCCCGCGTGGTGATGATCGATGACGACGTGCGCGAGCAGGGCTGGATACAGGTGTTCGATCATTCCTCGCTAAAGACCCCATTGGATGAAGCCACGTGGCTGGCAGAGTTCACCAAGCTGTTCGAAGTCACCGAACAGATGAACTACCGCGTGTGGGGCACCTCGACCGAAAGCTCTCTCCGTGCCTGGTATCCGTATTTCCCCTTCCGCTTCCGCAGCTACATCACCGCCTCGTGCTGCGGCATCGTCAACGACGGCCGGACGCTGTTCGATGAAGCCTATCCGGTGAAAGAGGACTATGAGCTGTGCGCTCGCCTGATCAGCGAGGACGGGGGCGTGGTCGCCGCGCGCTACCTCTACTGGCAGAACTCGCACTGGCACGACAAGGGCGGCTGTCACGACTACCGCACGCAAGCGATGGAACGCGATTGCATCCGCCGCCTGACCCGCACCTATCCGGGCGTCATCCGCGCGGTGGAACGCTCCACCAACGACTGGGCGATTGAGATTATCAACTAATGGCCGGTCGTCGCCCCAAGCCCACCGCGCTGCATCACGTGCAAGGCACCTTCAACGCCACCAAGCATGGCCGCGATCGCAAGCATGAACCAATCGCGCTCGGTGACCTCGCCGAACCACCTTCGGACCTGACCGACAACCAAGAAGCCGTCTGGCGCTACGCCGTGGCACACATGCCGCGCGGCCTGATCAAGCTCATCGATCGCGACATACTCATGGTCTGGGTCGAGGCGCGCGATCGCTGGAACACCGCCCGGCTTATGCAGGCGATGATCGATCAGGACACCAAGCTCAAGCTCCTGGTCAAAGGGCCGATGGGCCTGATGCCGTCGCCTTACAACGACATCCTCGACAAGACGGCAAAGACCATGATCCGCGTTGCGCAGGACCTGGGCTTTTCACCCGCCGCGCGCCCGCGCCTGCACGCTGACGTGCAGGACGCCCCCCAGGGGACGGCTGATGTCGTGGCCAATCCGTGGGCCGCGCTCAAGGTGATCAAGGGTGGCAAGACGGGGTAAGGGCGCTCCGCCGCCCTCGCTCTCCGCCGATGATCCACGCCGCTACGTCCAGGACGCGCTTGCCTACGCGCAACGCACTGCGGACGATCCGACGCTCGCCTCGATCCACGCCCGCACCGCCTGCGAACGGTTCCTGAAGGATTACCGCGAAGCGACCAAGAAAGACTCGCCCTGGTCGTTCGATGAGGACGCCGCGACGCTCGCCATGCTGTTCGCGCAGCAAATGCCCAACATCAAAGGGCCAGAAGCCGGCAAACCGATCCACCTGATGGACTGGCAGAAGCTGGTATATACGAACGTATTCGGCTTCATGGAACGCGGCACCTCGACCCGTCGCTTTCGTCAAGGCGCTGTGTTCGTTCCCAAGGGCAACGGAAAAACCACCATCAGCGCGCCACTGGCCATGTATATGACCTTCGGCGAGGGCGAGGGCGGTGCCGAGGGCTACGCCGCAGCCGTGACACGCGACCAAGCGCGCATTCTGTTCGATACCGCGCAGAACATGGTCCGCCGATCACCGGACATGCAACGCGAGTGGGGCGTGGGCGTCACCGCGAACGCGATATTCCAAAACGAGAGTGCATCGAAGTTCGTCCCGATCAGCTCTGACGCGAAAGCACTGGACGGGCACAACGTCACCGTCGCCGTATGCGATGAAATCGCCTCGCACCGCACCAGCGAGGTTTACGACGTGTTAACGACCTCGATGGGCAAACGGCGCCAGCCGTTCCTGCTCTCAATCAGCACCGCGACCGCGAACAACAGCGGCATCGGTCGGCAAATCTGGGATTACGTGCTTCGCGTCGTTATAGGCACGCAACAGGACGATCGCCTGTTCGGGATCATCTATTCCGTGGACGATACGGACGATCCGTGGGACGAAGCGACCTGGATCAAGGCCAATCCGGGTTGGGGCCTCGCCGTCCAGCCCGATGCAATCCGCGCCATCATGCGGCAGGCGCGGAACAACCCCGCGCTGGAAGCTGCAGCGCGCACACGTCACCTCAACATCTGGATCGGTGCCGACGAAGCGCTGTTCTCAACCCGCGCCTGGACCGCGTGCGCTGATCCCTCGCTGCGGATCGAGGACTATGAAGGCCGCGCCTGTCACCTCGCCCTCGACCTCGCCAGTAAATCTGACCTCGCCGCCGTGGTCGCGCTATTCCCCGATGGCGACGGTTACGTGGTGTTCTCGCGTTGCTACCTCAACGAAGCCGCGATGATGGAGGCGCGCAATCCGTCATACCCGGTCTGGGCCAACAGCAACGAGCTGATCATCACGCCAGGCAATGAGACCGACTTCGGCGTGATCGAGGCGGATTGCGTCGACTTCTGCCGCCGCTTCCGCGTCCTCTCAATGGCGTATGACCCGTGGGGTTCGACGCAGCTCGCGCAGCGCCTGCAGGCCGAACGCGTGCCGATGGTCGAGTTCCGCAGCAATACGCAGAACTTCAGCGAACCGACCAAGGAGTTGGAAGCCGCGATCCGCAGCGGTCGCATCCGTCACGACGGCAACGGCCCGTTGACCTGGTGCATAGGCAACGTGGTTGGACACTATGACGCACGCGGCAACGTCTACCCCCGCAAGCCACGGCCCGAGAACAAGATTGACGCCGCCGTGGCTCTGATCATGTGCATAGCCCGCGCCATGACGAACGTATCTACATCGTCCGTCTATGAAACGCGCGGGCTAATGACGCTCGGCTGATCTATGGCCTTGCATCTCGTGCCTATCGTTTTCAACTGAAACAGGAGTGAGTCGTATGCCGTTCGTTTCTGGTTTTCTACGCGTGCGCCGTCGCGGCGATCATCCCGACCAGGGTCTGCCCGGCGAAGGTGAAGGTCCGGTCGATCCTGGCTATGGCGTGGACGAGGGCGCACGTCCGGATCAGGGCCTGCCGGGCGGCGGGCTGGGCATCTGGGGTGGGCCTTACGAGCCACCACCGCACGTCGACAACAGCCTGCCTGGGCTGCCGGTCGGCCCCAATCAGGATTTGCCGCTGCCGCCGAACTATCCCGACAACAGCCTACCCCCGATCGAAGGTCATCCCGAGACACCCCCGCCACTCATCCCGGCGCATCCGATCTATCCCGTTCCGCCCGGTGTCGAGACGCCACCACTCGGAGCGGTGTGGCCACCGTTGCCTTACGCGAGTCAGGACGGCAGTGCCGTCACGGCGATCATGAAGGTAGTGATGGGCGCCTGGGGCGAACGCTTCGTGGTCGTTGACCCTTCTCTGGCATGGCCTGGCACACCGCCAGCACAGCCGAAGTAACTGACGCCGTGCCGTTCGTCGCTGCGCATCCGGAGACATACGTGGGGCTGGTCGTCGGTGACGGTCATTGCGTCGCGTATGTCCGCGCGGCGACGAACGCACCGCACACCAGCCTGTGGATCGAGGGGGAGCCGGTGTGGTCGTGTTCGGACACGCTCGCACCGGGCACCGCGATTGCGTCATTCAACAGCGATGGACGGTATGGCAACGCCATCGATGGGTCGAGCCACGCGGCGCTGTTCCTGTCAGGCGATGAGGCGGGCGGCATCGCGGTTTATGACCAGTGGCGCTTGCATCCGGTCTCGCGGCGCATCATCCGCGCCAGAGGCGGCAAAGGGCCGGCCGCTGATGATGCTGACGCGTTCGCTGTCGTAGAAGTGTCCGAACGGTGACCAGCGATCATGCCGGGGCCTCCGTCGCCATTCGATATGCTCCGGGCGTGCTTCTGGCTCATGGCGATCATCGTGCTGGTGATGGTCGGCGAAAGCGTGCTCGCAGTGTCTGGTTGCATTTGGCTGGTGTTGAGCGGTCAGCAGAAAGCCGGCGCCTGCGTCGAGGCCGGGGTTATCGGACAGGCGCGCGAGGTTTTGGAGCTTGCTCTGACGACCGTGCTTGCGCTGCTGCTCGCCGCCCGCAGACCACCGGAATGATACGATGAGCATCCGCGAACGCCTCGGCCAATGGCTGTTGGGCCAATCGCCGCAGCGCGACGCGCCGACCACGACCAAGACGAAAGACACCAGCGGCCCGACCTCGACCCTTGGGGGCCTGGGGTGGCCGCAGCCGATGCTGTATGCCGCGCTCGGCGGCTACGCCAGCAATACCGGCGTTCCCGTTACCCCGTTCACCGCCTTGCAGGCCGCAGCGGTTTACGCGTGCGTCAGGTGCGTATCGCAGGACATCGCGATGCTCGATCCGTTCGTGCGTCGCAAGTTGCCGGGGTTCAAATGGAAGATCGAGACCCGCCACCCGCTTAACAAACTATTCGCCGCGCCGAACCGCTGGCAGACCTGGTTCGAGTTCATCAGCTACGCCGTTTCATCGCTCTGCCTGCGCGGCAACGCGTTCGCCGTGGTCGATCGCGACGGCGCCGGCAATCCGATCGAACTGGTCCCGATTGCGCCGGATCGCGTCACGATGATGCTGACGGAGGACGGCGAGCTTTGGTATCGCATCAACTCGCGCCGCCTCGGCTACGGGCTGGTGATCCCGCCGGACGACATGATCCACGTCAAAAATATCTCGATGGATAGTTACGTGGGGGTGTCGCCGATTGCCATCGCGCAAGACGTGATCGGCCTCGCGCTCGCAACCCAGCAACACGGCGGCATCCTGTTCCGCCAGGGTGGTCAGATCGGTGGCGTGGTCAGCCACCCCGGACAACTGAGCAAGGAAGCCGCCGAACGCATCGCCAATTCCTGGCGTGAGACACATTCGGGGGTGCAGAACGCCCATAAGGTCGCGATCCTTGAGGAAGGCATGACCTTTGAGAAAATCGCGATGACCAACGAGGACTCGCAATTCCTCGAAACGCGACGCTTCCAGGTGGTTGATATTTGCCGCCTCTATGGGGTGCCACCGCACCGCCTGGGCGAACTCGATAAGGCCACACTCAATAACATAGAGCAACAAAATCAGCAATATGTCGACAGCGCACTAAAACCGGTGGCGCGGTCAATAGAACAATTATTCGATCGTCATCTGTTATTCGAGGAAGAGCGGTCGACGCTGCAATGTAAGTTCAGCTTTGACGACATGACGCGCGGTCCGTTGCTGGAACGCTATCAGGCATACCAGATCGGCACGCTCAACGGCTGGCTGTCCCGCAACGAGGTCCGCGCCCGCGAAAATCTCGACCCGATCGATGACGGGACCGGCGATGATTATCGGGTGCCGCTCAACACGGGCGATCCGACCGCAGCCCAGACCATCGGTCAGCAGGCCGGGCCGAAGCAGCCCGCGACAGTGGGAGGTGATGACGATGCAGATCGTTAGCGCAACGCGGTTCAAGCTGCTCAACCGCAACCGTCGCTCCGCCGCTGCCGCGTTCGGCGTCCGCAAGCAGATCATCGCCCCCGCCGACCTGATCGAAAGCGACAAGCGCGCGCTGCGGTTCACCATCTCGACCGGCAGCGTTGACCGCGAGCGCGACACCATCGCCGTAGCCGGTTGGGACCTGTCGAACTTCAAGGGCAACCCCGTGGTGCTCTGGGGCCACGACTCCTCCCGCCTGCCGATCGGCCGCGCGTTCGATGTCACGGTCGAGGGCGGCGCGCTCAAGGCGTCGGTCGAGTTTATCCCACAGGACACGCCGGAAGGCGGCGACTTCGCGGAGAGCGTCTATCGCCTCGCGCGCAGTGGCTTCATTGCCGCGACCTCGGTCGGCTTCCGCCCGCTGAAATGGGACTACAGCACCGACAAGGAACGCGGGGCCGATGATTGGTTCCCCGGCATTGATTTTGAGGAACAGGAGCTGGTCGAGCTGTCGATCGTCACCGTTCCCGCCAACCCCGAGGCGCTGATGGATGCGCCGGGGCCGGGCGAGGGCACCGCGATTGCTACGCCGAACCCGACGAGCGGCGAGGAAGTAACCGCTCTTAATGAAGAACGAATAAGAGCACGAGCACGCCGCCGACGCGTGTTCCAACTGGCTATGGCGATGGCGGACTGATCCGCGCGCCCTCAACACTCCATTCAAAGGAACAAGGTCATGGCTGGGCTATCCGAGAAACATCGTGAACTGAAGCGTCGGCGCGCTGAAATCGTCGCCAAGATGGGCACCATCGTTAAGGAAGACTCCGACGACAAGCCGGTGAGCGAAGAGGAGTCTAACACGTTCGA